TGAAATCTGCCGGATGCGGTTTTGACTGGGATAATGGCAAGTTTATTATATACCCTGAAAAAGATCTTTACAAAGAAGACGTAAATGTCAACTAAAAATACTATCATGCCAGTTAAAAAAGACTCTATACAAAAGGATGCACCAAAAAACGCCGAAGAAACGCGGAAAGACTATAAAATAGGTAAGGGTAAACCCCCAAAGGGTACGCCTTTCACAAGCGAGAATCAGCCTGATAACCCCGGAAGAAAGACGTCATTGCTCAAAAAGTGGATAAAAGATAACGGTATCAGCATTCAGGACGTTCGCCTTGTAATGAAGGGTATCATTATGGATAACAACATAGATGACCTTAAAAAGATAGGCGACGATCCTACAGAATCAATGCTAACCCGAACGATTATAAAGGCGTACTTGAAAGACTTTGAAGCTGGAAGGATAGATACCCTCAATTCAATACTTGACAGGGTGTACGGCAAAGCTAATCAGGATATAAACCTTTCAGGGGAGTTTACGACAGTGACAATAACAGCCAAAGAAAGGGCAGACAGAATAGCGCAACTTAAAAAAGAATTGGAAGAATGACAGAGAAAGAACGGGAATTAAAAGAACTTGAATTGATAGGATTACTAGAGCAAGAAAAGCGCGAACAAATAATATCAAAGTTAAACATATTCAAAGAACCCGCTCGATATAAGTTAGTTCATGGTGGGCGGGGATCTGGTAAATCACAATCAATAGCAAGTCTAATAGTCCAGAAAGCGCAAGTACAAGAGGTAAAGGTGCTTTGTGCCCGAGAAATTCAATATTCATTGGAGGAGTCTGTATATGCCCTCATCGTTGAAACTATTGGTAAACTGCAATATCTTGGTTGGAAGATAACCAAAGAAGGGATAGAGCATCAAAATGGCAGTCGATTTATATTCAGAGGCTTAAAAGATTTACGAGCCGCTGATAGCGTCAAGAGCATGGAAGGTATAGATATATGCTGGCTAGAAGAGGCTCAAAACATATCAAGGCAATCTCTGAAGATACTTGTACCTACTATTCGTAAGGACGGAAGCGAGATATGGGCAAGCTGGAATCCAGAAACAGAAAGTGATCCGATAATGGAGTTAGCAGAAAAGCCGGATGCAGTTGTTGTAGAGTTAAACTGGCAAGATAATAAATGGTTTCCTAAAGTACTCAAGAAAGAAATGGAAGACGACTTTATAAAGAATCCTGATGAAGCAGAACATACGTGGAATGGACTGCCACGAAAACAAGGTGATAATTGTGTGTTTTCCAGGACATCTATCCGGGCGGCAATGGATAGAGAAGCAACGGAAGAAGGTGCTACGGAAGTTGGTCTTGATGTCGCGCGTTTTGGTGGAGATACAACTCAAGGCTATAAACGGAAGGGAATGAAAATAGTTGACCACTTTGAACTGTCAAAGGCAGATACGAATGAAGTTGTCGATAGGCTTTATATGTTCGTTCAGGGTAATACGAGTGTATCATGCAAAATAGATGAGGGTTATAATCCCGGCGTGGTTGACGTTGCCAAGGCAAAGGGTATCAATGTCGAGGCTGTTTCTTTCGGTGGACAAGCAAGCTACCCAGAATTATACCCAAACAAAATAAGTGAAATGTGGTTTACCTTTCCAATCAACGAGGCTCAAATACCTAATGACCTGGACATAATGGAACAGATGAGCGACAGACGATATAAATATGATAACAAGGGCAGACGATGCATCGAGCCTAAAGATGACTATAAGAAACGGCATGGCGGTAAAAGTCCTGATAAAATTGACGCACTTTTATTAGCCTTCTATGAACAGCATACCTCATGGGCATTACTATAGTAACACTTGTTTTATCAACAGGGTGATGGTATAATACCGGCAAGAGGTAAGGAATGAAAGACGATTTATATGAACGTATGGAAGCGATAAGGAAACCAACGGCTAATCCATGGAACGATACTGATACAACTTGCGGCTTGAAAAAGACTTCTATCGGCTGGGTATCTTTTGGGAATACCGAAATGAATTATCGGAAATACATTGATGGTACTGGATGGATTCCTCTGACGATGGGCGACATGGTATGGATAGGGAAAGAACTGCCGAATAAACAAACCATCAAACAAAAGATAAAGAACTTCTTTTCAAGGAAGGCGGCCAAATGAGCGGAAAGACTGCAAAGATAACTAGGCGCGCCGTTGAACGTAATATGGCAAAGCAAACACAAAAAATACAGACAGAGTTCGTTGAAAGTCATTCAACGGAAATATTTGAAGCGGCTATAAAGGGTATGGCTATCTTCCCCTTGTATAAACGCATAGGGGTAGCCTTGCGTATAATATTTAGTAAGCGGGTAAAGGAAGGGAAGAAATGACACCAGAACAGGAAAAGAAGTTTCATAAATGGGTTATTAAGAATGGCGATAGGACTGATTTCTTTATTAAAGAACTTGAACTAACTAAAGACGCATGGCAAGCTTGTCTCGAAGCAAACGGGATTAAAGAAAATAATAAAACTGAAGTTGATGTTGATTATGTATCATCTTATTTTCAAGTAAACCTTGAGAGAAGTGTAAAAGAAACAAGTCATAGATTTGCAGAGCACTACAACTTAAAAAAGACACTTGAAAAAGAAGCGATAGAAAGGGATCGTGCCTGTATCGTAAGTGAATATGAAAAGGTTCACGGTAAAAGCGAAGTACTTCATTCAACCGCTGATAGCAACCATTCCGCGACTGATTGGGTTATCAATATGATGAAGACAGGCAAGCCGGTGAAGTGTTTGGCGTGGGATATGCCCGACGATAAGAAACAAGAAATACTTATAACGGGATATGACTCCAAAGGTTCTGCAAGGTATTTAGGAACAAATGGATGGTGGAGATTTGCCGAGCCTATCACTGAATGGAAACCACAGATAGGGGACGCGGTTTTTGCAAGATATAAAAACAAAGAAGATAGATACATAACTGTTACAGGCAGGGTGTATAAAATAAGGGATGATTGGTGGTATCACATAAAGTGTGTTGATGACTTCAATGTACTGACTGGGATGGAACATATCAAGCCCTTCAACGCTTCAAAAATCGGCAAGCCTTGGGGTGAGATATGATACAAGGAAGTGATTGCAAATTGTCATATGTAAACCAGCAGGGACAGAGACAAACCATTTCGCTGTCGGATAATCCTTATGAGGTTAAACCATTGAAAGGGAAAAAGGTTTGTGGAAGTTTTATGATTCCTTTACATCTTGAAAAATCAGTATTGGAAGAAATTGGATTGATTGATTTTAATAATTGGATTAATGAATTAGAAAGAATACAAACAATAAGGGAATTGATGACGGTAAAATCAAAAGAGTCTAAATTGCTTGAGAAATATGATAGCAAGGAACAACGTTATCAAGCAAAGGTACGCAAGTTTATGAAACAAATGGAGGGGAGAAAATGATAGAGTTTATTTCACCTGTTAAAAAGGAAACAAAGATCGGTACGGTTATCGGTCACATTATCAGCGGTTTATTGCTTGCCTTTATCGGTATAGCGACGCTTATCGTAATGATTGTTATTGGACGGTTCCTGTTCATAGCTTTTATGTGGGCGATTACTTTCAGGATCGGGGGTTAAGTGTGGAAGGATTAACAGGTATCCAGCAAGACGTACTTGACCATATCAAGGCGTACAAAGCAGAGCATGACGGTATGTCCCCTACACGAGAAGAGATGGCAAAGCACTTTAACGTCAGCGCGACGGCTATAGCAGGGACGTTAAAGCTTATCGAAAAGAAGGGGTATATCAAGTTGTATGACGGTATCCCGCGATCAATCAGGGTAATTAAATGATAACCATTGGGGCTATCGTGCTTGTATCAACCCTGTTCATTGCTATTATCGTAATAATTGTTACTTAATACATAAAGGCGTGCTACTATCAGGCACCTTATCTTTTTCTTTGGGCTTCGGAGTTTAACCCCTTACTCCGGAGTCCTTTTTTATGCTCATTTATGCAAATAAACGCTTTACAAATCAACCAATATAAGCGATACTATAGGTAGGTTGATAGACCAAAGGAAGGTATGGTATGGCAAAGTATGACGATTATTTGAAGGCAAAAAAGGATTATGATGATGCTGTTGAATAGAATAATCTGCCTAATGGGCAGAAATACCAGAATGACAAAATGGACGTTTCGGTAGGGCATTGTTCTCTTAAACTTGTAAGAGCGGGACAGCAATATCAAGGCGGTCAGAATTATTGGGAGTAGCCCGGAGCACTTAACAGTATGATACTTTCTGTTATTTTAGATCGAGGTGGCTTTATTGATTTTGCTATTGCGCGTCTATCTGAAAGAGCAACGAAAGCATTAGCCGATTGCGAACAGGAAACCGTTGATAGACTTGCAGATATCCAGAAAGCAAAAGACTCCATTAAATAATTATTACCACGCCGTCGAGTCTGACCAACTCCCGGCACATAACTAAAGGAAGGTCCATCATGACCAGTTTATTTGAGACATTGGCACAAGCGACGAAACCGGAATCAGTCCCTTGTGGACTATGGGAAGATCATCTATGCAACAAAGGATCTTGCGCGGAATGTTGCAGGATAGCTAATCAGACGAATGATGAAGAGGAAGGTAACAAATGAACGAAATAATTATCACGCCAGAGATGAAAGAGGACGCAAAGAAGTGCAACGGAAGTATGGCATGTGGTGTTTGTAAAATGCCAAGAGAGTTTCAGTTACATCCGCAAATGTGTATTGAAGCTATTGCCTCATTACCGGGAGTATGGGACGAAGCGCCGGAATGGGCTGACTGTGCTGATGTAACCTTTACAGACAAAAACAGAACACGAAAGGGGCATACACAGACATACACCCGTACCCTTCCGAAGTCGCTCGAAGATGAGATCAAAGATGCTTGGTCGGAAAAACTATCAATGATGTCAAAAGCAAATCTTGAATTATTTATCCCCGTCATGCTCAAAGAATACAACGAAAGGCAGGTGAAATAATGGACGATACAAAGATCAAGGAAGATAATCCAGTAATTATAAGTTGTCGAACTTGCTGGTATGAAGCATATGCCGATCGGGAGCCGTGTATGTATTGCATGGGTCATCATTGTTGGGCACCAAAAGGAAAGGTCATCCATGAAAATCAAGGATAACGGGAGAACTCTGGTACTCAAGAGCATAAACGATAAAGATTCAGACTGTAATACCTGTCACTATCTGAATAAAACAGCTAATACTGCTTGCCCTAAAAATGTAGATGGCTCGAGAATATGCAAGACTTATCAGAATTGGCGTGAAACTCTTCCATCGAAACTCTCAAGGCTCATTAAAAGGATGATGAGGAAATGAATGAAATCAAGAATACTGTACGCGTACAAGTTTGTTATGAAGAGGGTTGTGACTTATCAGAAAAAGAATACTCGCTGGAAATAATCGGGTTTATCGGATCACTGGATATATCTGATATTGATGAACACAATGGAGTTGGAGACGGTGCGCTGATTCGTGAAGCGGTCTATGAATGGATTGACGCGGATAAATTGCCGAAAGGACAAACCGTCATAACTCTTGACCTGAAAGAATCAGGTGAGTGGGAAGATGTGTTCTGGCACAAATACTACATTGTAGAAGCATACAAAGTTGATAAACTAACATAAATAGTTTGCAATCACTTGCAATAACTTGCAATCCCCTCCATCGCCTCCCGCTTGCGGAGGCGTTTTTATTTATCAGGTGTTACGTATTGCTTAGTTGGTGGAGTGGTTGGTCAAGGTTGGTAGATATTCGATTGGTGGGATTATATCTTTGGACAAGCCGAAAGATCCTCACGCAGTAAATGCGCAAGAATCCGGCGGTTTCCAACTTGCTTATATTCGACCGGAGCCGATCATAGAGCCTTGGACAGTAAGTCACGTTAGCTACTTACCGATTGATAGATTAACATGCTAACGCACGGCACAACTCCCGCTCTATCGACTTCGCCTCTCCGGTGGAAGGTATGTTTTATTGGAGCAAGTCGCTTTTCGCGTTGTCGTCTGCTCTCCCATACCGATGGTCACGTTGTGTTATCCCCTTGACCCCTCAGACAATAAATCAGGTAAGTGTCAGCATTTCAGCCCGTACCCCGATTGACTCCGGTAAATAAAAAGCCCTTTGGCAATCTATTTTCGGTTGGAAGCCGAGACACTCGTATAGGCGTGTACCAATAGATTCCCAAAGGGATTCTTGTATTCTATACGAATAGTCGCGGAGTTCCAAGTCCGTGCGTTGACTTTCATCAACAAAAGAATAATAAATCACAATTAAAAACAAATACAGACTGTGGGTTAAACAACTTATATTAAAACAAGTATTACTTTGCACACTGTTAACATAAACAGGATTGTGTTATTTATAAAACCCTCCCATACTCTTTTGTAAGCGAGGGACGCCTTAATGAACGATTCATCTACCCGGACAAAACGGGTTTATACAAAGAAAATCGATAAAATAAATATCAATAACAGAATGATTAATTCTCTAATCAACAATGAAATGCTTGTTGGAAATCATTCATTAGCAGAATGTTGCCGGAATTGTAAATATATTCGTGGCAGTATCTGTAAAAGGTTCCCTCCTTGCATAGGTCAGACTGCATTTATTCAGCCGATGGTACAGGATACTGATTGGTGTGGATGCTTTGAAAGGGCGGGTAAATAAGTGAAAGACATAAAAATTAAAATAGCATTATCGCTCGCAACAATCCCGGGCGTTATAATTATTGGATGTTTTATCGCAGGTGGATTAGACTGGTTGACCATGTCAGGTTTTAACGGAATATTTTCAAGGATAGTTGCAGTATTTGTAATAATCTTTGTAATACCTTTTGTTTGGATGGCAGACTTTAAGGAAGTAAAATAAATGGAATATGATTCAACGGCAGACACACTTAAACATATAAAGCGCGTAAACGAGCTATTGATATTTGCGGCAACCGAACTTTTGAAGCGTGGCATTTGCCATGATTCTTCAAAACTTGTAACACCTGAAAAAGAATGTTTTGATGTCATCACGCCAATACTGAAAGAATCGACATATGGAAGCCCGGAATACAAGGCAACAATGGCCGAGTTTAAACCGGCAATCGAACATCATCAGAAAAACAACTCTCATCACCCCGAGTTTTATGAAAACGGGATTAGCGGATTTGATTTGTTTGATCTTGTTGAACTATTTTTTGACTGGAAAGCCGCTTCAGAAAGACATTCCGACGGCGACATAATAAGGTCAATAAAAATAAACAAAGATAGGTTTGGATATTCAGAACAAATTGCTCAAATACTTGAAAATACAGCACGGCGTTATTTTGCATTCAAAGAAGAGGTAAAATAAATGGGCGTTATATACGCTAATATCCTTTCATTACTTCAAGCTCAATACAAACACGAAATTAGCAACTACTTTCGATACCTTGCACGTTCCTCGTGGGCGCGATTTAGAGGGCTTGAGAATACCGGCGACTTCTTTGAAAAGGAAGCGGAAGGGGAAAAAGGACACGCGGATATCGTACGAAAGTACATTGAAGACCGTAATGAGGCACTTGATCCGGCAGGGCTGGTATTCGCTGATTCAAGCCTCTTCGCTACTTTCGACGAACTCTTTACCACTGCGCAGATAGTGGAGCGCGAGACCACAGACAGTCTACAAGCCATTTATGCAGAATCATTCAAAGCAGGCGACTACATGACTTGTGAATGGATGATGAAGCTCATTAAAGAACAGGTTCTCGAAGAATCAGAATACCAAACCATCATTGACCGTATCGTCCAGCGTGGCGGTGGCATTGGACAAGAGGAATCAATCAAGGCTTTCCGAAATGACATATCAGCCGTTCACGACATAGATTTATTTCTGGGTGAACGCGCATAATGGGACTTTTTGGGAAAGGCTCAACATTAACAAACATAATCGCTCGGGCTAGGGACTCACTGAAAGTACAGTGGAGTATGCCCCCTAGCCGGACAACTGCTTTATGGACTGATATATTCCACAAGAATACAATGCTAGATCCCGTCGACATGATCGCACGGGATTTTTCTGTTTGTACATTCAAGCTTTTTAATAAAGTCCAGTATCGTGTAGACCCACAGAACGCAAAGCCAATAGGCGACAGTCTTATATATGACCTGTGGGAAAACCCCATGCCTGATCATCCCGAAGTTGATATGCAGTCCGTGCTTTACCTTACGTCGGCATATTACGAAATACTCGGAGAATGTTTTTGGCTTATTGATAAAGACGAACGTGGCAGACCCGCGGGTATTTTTATCATCCCGCCTCTATGGGTATTACTTACTCCAACGCAAGCCGTGCCGTATTTCAGGATTCAACCATTAGGGAATACCGCTTATAAATATTTCAACGCAGACCCGCAAGATGTTGTCTGGTTCAAATCGCCTGACCTTAATAATCCCTACGGGCGCGGGCGTGGACACGCGGAACCAATGGGCGACGCTATCGATACGCATGAGTATTCAGAGAAATACGCAAAGCGATTATTTTACAACGATGCTACTCCTCCAGTAATATTTGAAATGCCCGGAATTTCTAAGCCTGATGCCGATGCATTCAAAGAATCATGGATGCAGAAATTAGGTGGGATGCTTAACGCATACAAGCCGGGAATAGTTTCACAAAAAGACTTTAAGGTTCACCAACTCGCAACCAGCCCGAAAGAGATGGACTTCACGGAGTCACGCAAGTATTTAGTACAGACTGCCAACGAGCATTGGTGCGTACCTCCCGAAATGCGCGGTAACTTACAGAACTCGAATAGAGCAACAATTGATAGTGCTTATTATCTTTGGACAAAGAACGTAGTAGCAAAAAGGCTAAAGATTATAGCATCACAAATAAATAGAATGTTCATCCCTATGTTTGATACGAACATAATATTTGTTTATGACGAAATTGTTCCAGAAGACAAAGAATCTAAAATGAAGATCGCCAATGATGGATTAGAAAAAGGATCGTTAACTCTTAACGAATGGAGAAAGATTGCCAGTATTTGCGGTGTTCAGCTCTTGCCAGATATTCAGCGCGGTGATGTTTACTTGCGTCAATTCTCAGTAACGGAAGTACCAGCAAACAAGAAAGAAGTAATAACAGAACCAATCGCGGAACCCGTTAAGCCTGCTAAGGAAGAAACGCCAGTCGATGAAACTATCGACCTTGGTAAATGTATTGCAGAGATTGAAGCCAAAACAAAGGCTATGAAAAAGTCAACGTATACCGATGACCAGAAAACAGCATTTTGGAAATCATTCGATAATAAAGCAACGGCTCATGAACCACTGTTTGAAAAAGCAGTCAGTAAGTTTGCAGGAACTCAACAAAAAATAGTTAGGGATAAACTTAAAAACATTACGGACATTAAAGAAATAGATAGCATACTTGATTCTGTATTCAATGATAAAGCCAATGAAGCATTCAAACGTTCCCTTGCTCCGGCATGGCTTGCAACGATGAACGCGGGGAAGGATATTGCTCAATCATCCCTCAAGGAAAAAAAATCCGTAAAGAATGATTCACAAGTCTATAACAAACTTTTCAACGCATGGGTAGATAAAAACGGTATGCAGAAATGCACCTACATGAACGATACGACAAAGAAGAAACTAGCCGCACGATTGTCTGATTCCATTGAAGAAGGCCAAGGACTTCAACAGCAGATAAAAAATATCCTTGATGCTTGCGATGGTGTGTATGATGAAATGACCACAACACGGGCAAAGCTGATAGCGCGTACAGAATCATGCAGTACAGAAAATTTTGGTATTGTGTCAACGTACAAAATTGAGGGCGTGGAATACAAAAGTTGGCTTGCAACTCTTGACGAAAGGACAAGGGACGATCACTCAGAAGCAGAAGAAGATAATCAAGACATTCCAATTGATGATCCTTTTATTGTTGGCGGGGAAGAAATGGATTATCCCGGCGATCCTGACGCAGACGTTGGCCAGATCGCAAATTGCAGATGTACCGTATTAGCCTCATGGGGCAATGATTAATTAACTTAAACGGAGGAATATAATGGCAAGAAAAGTAATCACGCAAGGTGATCCAAATGATGTTGCTTCAAGTAATATCGACAAAAACTTTATTGAGTTATACGCAGAGGATGCAACACTTCAAAACAATATCGATACCGTTGCAGGTAATGTGACTGGGCTATCTCTTGCCGGTAGACCTTTTTCGTATACGGCTAAACTTGTTGCAACCGCCGGGGCAACTCCGGTTGTGTTGGTTCCTGCTTCCGTTGTGGCAACTGCGGAAAAGATTTATCTGCGCGGATTCTTGCTTAACGTTTCCGGTAGTACACCATGGACGGATGTCACCGCTACTCAGTTAGTAATTGCAGATACAAATAGTTCTGCAAAAAGTGCATTGACAATTGCAAAAGCCGGACTTATTGCCAATGCGGTTATTGACAGTTTTGCAGATGCGAATACCGTAGCCTCCACTTACGTTCTACTTAATACTGGATTCACCGCAGGCAAGGGATTATCAATGGCAACCGATGCGAACTTTACCGCTGGTTCTGATATTTACGTAACAGTATGGGGGTACATTAAATGATAGGTATTCATCCAACAGCACCAACATGGAGCGCGACAAGCGGGGCAACACCATTAGCAACCGCGACGGCAACAGTAGTAAAAGCGGCAATAGCTGATCCCGTTTCTATTTACTTAACTGACTTGCAGATAGTAAATGTACACGCAACCGTAAGTACTGTGATAACGATACTTGACGATACGACGGTGGTATGGACGGGATACCTTCCCGCGATGACAGTTGCACTTGTTGCAGTCCCTGTCAATGCTCAGCTTTCAGCACCTATTAAAATCACCGCGGGTAAAGCATTGAACATAAAAGCCGTAACAACGGGTGCAACAATTTACTGGAACGCACAAGGATTTATAGCATGAGTGAAAAAAAAGAAAGAGACTTAACCAAAAGCCAGAAACTTGAGATAACGACAATAGTAAAAGAAGTCGGCGGAGAAGGTTCCCGCGTACTTGAGTTTATCGCCTCTACCGAAACCCCTGACCGCTCGAATGACATTATAGATGTTGCAGGGTGGGACTTAACCAACTACAACAAGAATGCAATCTTTGCATGGTCGCATGACTATTCAAAACTTCCTGTAGGTAAGGGCGTAAATGCTTTTGCAGACATTCGAAACAAAGCGTTAAAGATTCAGGTAAAGTTTCCAACAATTGCGGAACTGTGTTCTGATGTTGAGCATCCCAGTAAAGAGGCTCTACTTGCAGACACTGTCTACAATATGTACAAGGGTGGATATCTCAACGCGGTATCAGTCGGATTTCGCGGTCTCGAATATGAACAGCGAAGTGATGATTCGGTCAAAGATCTTCCTATGTGGGAAAGAGGAATCCACTTCAAGAAAGCAGAATTATTCGAACTGTCTGCCGTACTTGTACCATGTAATCAGGAAGCGTTGGTTACCATGCGCGGAATGAAATCATTTAATCCGGAAGGGTTAAAAATGGTTGAAGATATTTTATCAAAATCAAATGTACCAGAAGGTGAAACTTCCGGGGAGGTTGAAGATATGGAAATCACAGAACAGATAAAGGCTCTTACTGATAAAGTAACCTCCCTTGAGGAAAAGCTTAACAGTAACGTAGAAACAAAAGCAGGCGCAAAGTTCTCGGCGGCTACAAAAGCAGAACTTCAGAAGGTCTCTGAAGCTATGAAAGCGTGTCACAAAGGAATGAAAGCCTGTCATGAATCACTCTCGAAAATGCTCGAAGACCCACAGGAAGACCCTGCTGGAGACGAAGGCACAGACGCGGGTTCTGATAGCGGGGTTGAAAAACCAAAACCAAACGACAAGGCACTAGACCTTGCAAGCGATGGCGTAGAGTCAATCGCTCATAAACTTTTTAGTGAGGATAAATAAATGGCAGACACAGCAGTTAGCATTTCCCAAACTGAGGAAATGAAAAAGCTCGATAATTATATCGAAGCAAAGATGAAAGAGATCGAAGCGTCAAAAGCAAACGATCCACTGGTTAAAGAAAAAGTAGCCTTGCAGACGAAATACGCGGAAGCAATGGCAAACGCCAATTTGCAGGACATGAAGAAAGGACAGAAGTCAGAATCTGACCTGAACCGTTTCGGCGCGTTCGCTTCGATCGTTCTTCGCTCCAACAACGACAAGGGACTCGCCTTGCAGATTGCGGAAAAGGATTATAAAAACGATCCCTTTATTGTTGAGAGCTTCAAAGCACTTTCAACCGGAACGCCGTCCGAAGGTGGATTCTTTGTACCGGAAGTTCTTTCTTCCATCGTTATCGATACCCTTAACCCTAATCTGATTTATACTCAGATGGGTTCAACTCGTATCGAAATGTCCGGTGGAAATATGAACATCCCCCGATTCGATGCAAGGGCGGCGGCAACCTATATCGGTGAAGCAAAAGCGGCTGTTTCCTCCAAGCAGGTTATCGGTAACCTTCGCGGATCGAGCAAGAAACTTTCTGCAATCATCCCGATATCCAACGATCTTATTCGTAACGCCAATCCGTCTTTCTCTGGGTATGTTCAGAACAGTTTGATTACTACTCTGAAACTCAAGAAAGACTATACCGCACTGTATGGAACCGGTGGAGAAAACTCTCCCGCTGGTATCAAAACACAGCTTACCTCAACGGAAAAGATCGGTTCGTCCAGTACCGTATTTACCGCCGATACCCCGGCTGATATGCTTGGTGCTCTCATGGCAAAAGATGCTCCGATGACCAGCGTTGGATTCGCGTTCAATGGTTGGCACTGGAAGTATCTGTATAACCTCAAGACCACAACCGGCGCATACATTTTCCGCGACGAAATGAATCAGGGAAAATTGCTTGGTCAGAAGTTCATCGTTTCCAATCAGATTTATTCCGACAACCTTGCCGGAAAGACTGCACCGACTACTAGCAACTACGGCGAAATGTTCCTCGGAGATTGGAGCGAGTTCATTGAGTTCGTTCAGCTCGACATGGAACTGATGGCATTCAAGGAAGCATCGTTCACGGATGAAAACAGCAACACCGTGTCCTGCATGGCTAACGACTTGACCGCTCTACGTGCAATCTGCTTGCATGACTTCGGACTCAAGCACATTGATTCGTTCATCATGAGCACCAACAAGTATTCAGCGACCTAATCGAACACATACCGGATAGCACCTACGTTATCCGGTATGCTTATACGCCTTGCATGAGGCGTTATTAAAAGTAGGGAGAAAATTATGAGAAGCAAACTTATCCAGCAAGTCGATTCGGTGGTATCCGTTCCGGCACAGGTTATCACTGCAAGCGGTAGCGCGTACACAAAGAAAGGAACGGGATGGAAGCACGTTGATGATAATGGTGCACTCGGTCGTACCGATACCGCCGTGGTTATTACCAACATGGGACTGTCTTCGGGTGCGACTGGTACTTGTACGATGAAGGTACAGGAATCCGACGATGACACCGATGGGAATTATGCAGATGTTACAACCGTTGCTGTTCTTCCTGTTGTCTCGGTTACCAGTTCAGCCGCATCGGTAGTCCAGTTCTTTTTCAAGACTTCCGGTCTTAAGAAATGGGTTCGCGTAGTCAATGTGTTTGCAACCGCAGGCGCAAGTGACACTGTGCCGTTCTCACAGACGATCGTACGCGGAGACGGAAACGTTGAAAGTCTTCCCCGTGCGGCAGTCGCGACTGTTTACAGCAAAGCGTAATTGATTAACCGGGGTGATTAAGTTCATCCCGGTTTTCCTTCAAAGGAAGAAATGGAAATCTACAATAAAATGATTCGGGTAAAACCGGATACAAGGAGTACCGATGGCAGTAATCAACGCACTAACAACCTTAGCGAATGCAAAGATCGTAGCGGGGATACCGTCATCAGTAACGACTTACGACGCGACGTTGGAATATCTGATAAACAAAGTCAGCGGAAAGATTAGAAATTATTTAGGCCGCACTCTTGCACGAAGCACGACTACTGAAAAATTACCGGCTACAAGTCGGCAGTATTTGATTCTGAAAGAGTGGCCTATTGTTTCTATCACTTCGCTTTCGTCATCGGATACCGCACTTACCCTCAACACTGATTATCGGCTTGACGCTCAGGATATGGCAAGCGGGATGGTATATCGAGAGTTGGGATGGGAACCGCGGGTACTTGTTACAGGTTTGGTAAATGATATTGTCGCGGCGGCGAGAACACTTGATATCGTGTATGTTGCAGGGTATTATCTTCCCGCTGATGTAACGGTTGCACCGGCTGATCCTCATTATGTTGCAGGTGATGCTTCAAGTTTGCCTCTTGAGATATCCGGTATAGTTGATGAAATGGTTGTAGAAGAATACTTGAGAATCAAAACCCATTCACAAGGAGTAACTGGATATTCAGAGGGCGGAATAAGTTACACATGGGCAGGGTCAAGAAACATAAACACAGTCAATATGGGAATAAGCGATGAGCACGCGGTTGTATTGAATAATTACAAACGGACGGTAATAGCATGATAGAAAATGCAACCGTCGCAATATATGTGCCCGTACAAACGCAAAGTGACGAAGGAACAATCCGCAACACATGGGGGTATAAACAAGTCCCTGCTCTTGCGCCTATTGAAACCTTTCGGGCGGATGTACAGTCAAAAGTATTATCGCAAGTTGAACAGCAGGTATATGGAATATCTAATCAAGCGGCTGATGTTAAAATCATGTTCGCTGATTATACCGAAAATGCAGATATTCCAAACAGGGCGAAAGTTGAAAGTGACATGGACGGAAAGACAAAATATTATACCGTTCGTGCTATGAATGTTTGGCAGATTCATGCGGAATATTTATTGTTGCCGGTGGTAGGCGAATGACGACCAGTGAAGCAAAAGCAGACCTGAAAAAACAGGTATCAGATATGCAGGCACGATTTAAGGCGAGAGCGCAAACAGAACATACAAATCTATATACGCAAGTAGCAAAGTCATGTATGCAAGTTGAAAATACAGCGAAACGAAAGATGACAGACGCGGTAACGGATGATGCAATATCTTACGGAAAGCGCGGACATCATCCATCCGTTCCGGGTTCGGCTCCGGCTGTTGACGCTGGAACATTGCGTAGAAGTGTAATGCATGACGTTACGTCTTTCGGGGGGGCAGTTGAAGGACATGTTGGTTCTACGATAGTCGTTCCCAATTATGGAATGTTCCTAGAAAATGGAACTTCTAAAATGCAACCGCGTCCGTGGCTTATGCCTTCGGTTGATGAAAATATGAGTAACATACGGGATAACATAAAACAGGCAGTTGTAAGTAAAGACTTTACAGTGAACGACGTAGCGGTGGAGGGATGAAATGCTTGCAGTAAAAAAAGCAGTCAGAACATTTATAATTGCTGATACTGCGCTTGTTTCTGCATTTGTAAGCGTTGCCCATATTGTGGACGCATGGCCGGGAACAATAGAAACATTTCCCTTGCTTATTATAACAGAGGAAAATCAAAGTGACATGGAATATAAAGACAATCTTCCAACAATGTCAAGGGTAAAAATAAAATGCGATATTTTTACGAAAGATGACGCGGCGTATCCTACGAGTTCAACTTTAGGCGGTCACGTAGCGCGGGTGTTCATGGCACAGTTTTGGAATGCTTCAACAAACGGGGAAACACCTGACGATACAGTCGGGGTTAGACATAGAGTAATGCGATTCAACCGGGAAATGCTTCCCGGAAATCTATAATTTTCGGAGGTATATATGAGTGGCTTTTTAGCTCCAATGATAGGACTTGACGGGTGTTATCTCGCTAAGTTATCGACAGATGTAGCTGGTGGCTCTGCAACATGGGGTACTCCAGTTTCAGTACCCGGAATTGTTAAGGCTTCAATCAAAGCCAATGGCGCGCTTATAACTGATTGGGCAGATAACCGTCAGTTCTTCTTGACCAATTCTCGCGGGAACACGCAGGGGTCTTTTGAGTTTGTTGACATTGACCCGACGTTGCTTGCCGATATGCTCGGCCAGACTCGTGCAAACGGGATAACGGAAGAGCGCCCTCTTGACCAGTCAAATTATTACGCGGTTGGTTTTCGTGTTTGGATCGGAGGTAACCAAAGTGACGGTTCTGCAATCTATCGATACGTATGGCTGCTTAAAGGAAAGTTTGCATTGCCTGATCTTGATGGCGAAACAAAAAAAGAAACCATCAGCCCGAAACATATTGCCCTGTCTGCCGAGTTTATCGCTATCAATGGCGGCAACAATCAGATCATGGCAAGCGGAAGGAATGACTGGGACTTGACTATCGGTTCAACGTGGTTCAATCAGCCTGTATATTCTT